TATGCCCCGTTTCTAAATTTAAATCTATAACTAAATCTAGCAAAGCGGTCTACTAAATAAGTTTGATCTCCAGGGTAAACTGTTTCTCCAGTATCTGATTGCCAATTAGGATTTTCGAAAGCTACATATAATTTAGCGTCTCCATCTGCATAATCTATCGCATTATAAAATACTGAAGGTGCTCCTCCATTTCTATAAGCTATTGTTACCACGCCTGCAGCTTCCGCGGAAATATAAGCATGATCGTCTTGTGTTATTTGCCCATCACTAGTCCAACACTGTAAACCATTTGGTACAGCTACTGACCCAGCAGCCCATTCTGCAGTAATAACACATGATGGAACATTGACCAGGGATATTTCATCAGTTAATACCGCACCATTTCTCTCGATATCTACATAAGTAATATACGGAAGATTAGATGAAACAGCATCTTGTAAAGTAGTAACTAAATCTCCACTCCCAGAATCTTTATATAAATTAATAGCTTTATATGGTGAGTATGTACATACAGAAATTTGGTCTTCTTTGTTAAAAGGTAATGCCTCATAAGTAGTAAAAGCTGTAATAGGTATACCTAATGTTATATCTAATGACCTCGGCTGATTAAAATTATCAGTCCAAAATAATTGAGTTTCTAATAAGTTTATATTATTAATTCGATAAAAAGAAGAGAAATTAAGGAAAGGTCCTCCCGCATACAAAGTGATATCTGCACTCGAGCCAGCTATATTAACGCTTACTACCCAGTGTTGTTTATTAGGATTATAATACTGAGGATCAAGCAAAATTTCATTATCTGGCGCTAAACGCCCTTGGTTGGTTAAAAATAGATATATTTCCCTAGTGCCTTCATTTACATATTGCCCAATAATTTCCAACGGCTCTTCGGGCCCAACTAAATTACTTAATTCTTTACCTACGCTTTTTAATCGATCAGTTCCTTGAATATTTTCTGCTGCTCCAACGCTGCTTCCTTCTGACTTAGATATAGCAATATTTACTGCATCTCTGTATTCACCGTTGGGTACTAATCGCTCATCTAAGTCCTTATTCATTTTGGACTTAAGAAAAGTATTTGTACTTTTTTGTTCCATTAAATTAGTGTTTTATCCATTTAGATTTCCCCCTCATAACTTGTACTATTTCATCAAGTTTAACATTAGATAATCTTATTTTAGCATTACGTAATTTTGCACTCTTCTCTTTTTGATATCTTTTTACTATATATTCTGGTATATTTCTTCTTGTAGATAAAATAGAATGATTAATCCATGAATATAATGCATCTTCTGCTAATTTAGGTATTCTAGTATCTAAATCATAAGCAAGTCCGTCTGATATATATTCTATTAATATTATTTTACCAATTAAATTACTAGAAAAAGAGAATTTACCTTCTCTTTCATTTATTCCAAACCAACCATTCGATTGACTAGTTTCTGGATTTAAACCATATCTTTGTCCTACTATTTGATTCCAGTATAAAGGATATGGTACAGAAAAATAATCTGTATAAAAACTCCACCAATTACCATTCCACCCACTAATTAATCTATCATTAGCTCTTCGCCATGCTCTCTCAATTAATGAAGTTGTTTCTAAATTTTCGTCTAAAGCATCTTGTACAGGAATACCGCCTTGATCTTGCGCTAAAGACTGGTAAGGATTAGCTGTTAATCCATTATTAGGGTATATAGTATGTAATACTCCTAATTGATCTTTCCAAGCCAATCTTACATAATTAACATAATCTTGCGGAATAATAAGAGATAAGCTTTCAGGTATCTGTAATTCTTGGGATTTAATGCTTTTTAAAGTATCATAACTAAATTCTTGTAATCCTCTTTTAGCATGAAAAATAACATCTGTTCTTTTTGCGTCTAGTATTAATTTACCTGGCCCTACATAGGCTACCATATAGTTATTAATAGCATCTATTAATTTAGTATAAGAATAACTATTATTATTATCCCAAACGGTGTGATCTGTTAATTGGATTTTTAAATAATCTCCTGCATTTAATCCTCCAGTAACTGTTATAGTATTACCTATTACACTATATGTAATATAAAAAGGGGTATAAGTAATACCTAAATCTGTGCTTCTTTCTAATGAAAAATTATTTAATGGCCAATTTAAATCAGCGGGATTTGATGTTTCAAATATCAAATTAGTATCAAATGTAGCAGTGAAGGTTTCATTTGCGACTCCGGTAGCTATAAAACTTTGTGCACCGATGTAATATTGTCTATTGCTTTCTTGTATTAATCCCATCTATTAAGTTTTTTCATTTTGATCTTTAACCATTGTTTGTTGTGCAGCAGCTTGTACTATTTCAGGATCTCTAATAATAACCCCAGCATACATTAATACTTTTAATATTACTTCTGTTTGCTCAGATACATGTAATTCTAAATCAGTTGAACCTTCTGTTCCTATACTAATGTTAGGATCATAAATTTGGTTATCATATATGTATTGACCTACATTACCTAATGTGTAACCCCATCTTACGGCTCTAGGTTTTCTTAGAAAATCTACAGCGATACAAGACGGACATGTAATAGTAGAAGGATTAATATAAATTAATGATGATCCTTGTTGGTCTCTACTTTCATATAAGTAAGTGGGAAATGAAGTTGTTGATTTAGTTAATGGAGAGTTTTCTGTGTAGTAAAAATCGTTTCTATCTACTCTTTGGATTTCGGTAGATACTCCATAATCATTGTTATATACTACAGTCCCTAAACGATAAAAGGTAACTGAGTTTCCATATGTATCCACAGTTGGGATAATATAAAATCCGCCTGCTGCATTATAAGTGCACGTGCCGGATGTTTTAAATATAGCTAATTTCTCATCTATATTTTCTGGTCTATTCGCATAATCCACATCTGTTTGTGGAAATCTTAACTGTTGATTTAAATCATCAGAATATTTTTCAAATATTTCTAATTGTACTTGAGTAGCGGTCCTGTTAAATTCATTAGGAGTCATGTATCCTCTTTGCTCCTTATTTAAAATTGACAGAACAGTTCTATATACAGTATTTACGTTTATAGCCATTCCTTATTATTATTATAACAAAAGGCGGACGAATCCGCCCTTCATTATTATTTTTATTAAACTAGTTTTTTCTGAATAGATTTAAAAACTTCTATACCTTCATCCGTTTTTAAGAATGCAGCAAAAGCTGAATAAGGTTGTTCATCAAATGGAACTTTCATAAGTTTCTTGCCATTAGATGCCCATACGAAATCTTTATTTTTATTATCTAACTTAATAACTCCTTGCTCAACAGCTTTAATTCCTATATTTCTAAGTTCAACATTTTCATCTTGCATTAAAGCCAAGAAAGTCTGAGGATTCTTTTTAGCAAATACTAAAACATCTCTTCTTACTTCCTTACTAGTCAATGAAGTCACATTGGAACCAAACTCAACTCTTAATATCGCTTCAGCATGTTCTATTTCAATTTCTTTTGCAGCATTTAATGCAGCAAGTTCTATTTCAATAACCGCTAATTCATCTTTAGCTTCTTCAACTGGTTGATATTCTTGATATTTTAAATCCTTCCATGGATGATATATTGAAAGCATTTTTTGTAAAGCTTGATGTTGTCTAGGAACACGTAATGTTCCATTTCTAAACACTATATGCTTTAAAGTTACTTCCCCTTTTTGTTCATCAGCAATAGGTGAAGCTTGATTTGTAGCATATCTTAGTGCTCTTTGTTCCCCCTTTTCTTCATCAAACCATAATAATGGTACTCTTTCTGAATGTCTTGAAGGAATTGTATAAGTTAAAGGAGATTTATTACCTGTTAAATAATAATGTCTATCTTTTACTTCCCAACCTTCTGGTTGAGAATTTTGTTTTTTGTTTTTTGTCATGATATAATATAATTAAATAATTAAAAAATATAAAGGATACTCCTGTCTGAAGATACATCCAAATAGACAGGAATAAACTTTATTAAATAATACTAACTAAGTAACACGAAGTTATTAGCAGCTTGTACACAAAGGCATCTTTCAGATAAGAAGTGAACTTCCATAGCATCAAGATCGGAAGTGTAAGCACCTCCAACAGATCCTGTGATCCATGATTTCATTCTTCTATCATCAGTTTGAGAAGCTCTATATCTTACATGTAAGAAAGGACGTCTAACGTTTGTACCAAGAATTTGGTCATAAACAGTAGAAGTACCAGCTGGAACTAACACACCACCAACATCACTACCCACAGTAAATCCTGTAGAACCACCTCTAGTAGAAGCGTCGTTAAGGTATTTCCATGAAGTTTTATAGAAGTCATAAGAACCTCTTCTAAAACCAGTGAATTGTAAGTTTAGTGCCATTTCTTCAGAATTTTCAAACACACCATAAGATGTACCACCCATACCATATGAGTTCTGAGAAGCAAGCATTGTATCAACCGCAATCTCATTGGCTCTATTCATGAAAAGCATGTTTTCTTCAATAGCTCCTTGAGAGTCTAGGTTTTCTAAGATTTCATTGAAATCAGGTAATGAGCCAACAAATCCGGCAAATACATTCCCTCTATTTTCAATAGCGTCAAATAGACCTTGAGTACCTAATATAGCAGCATTTGCAGCGCTAAAATCAGATAACCCAACTTGAGCTTCAGTCCAGAATGCAGAAGCAGGCGTCAAAGCGTCTACTCTTTCACCCTCAACTAAGGCCATTTCTAAATAATCTTCGAATCTTAGTCTAGTTTCACCTTCAGCTTTTAGATACCATAAGTATCCAGAAGCACCATCTTCAGTAGAAATTTCTACCCAACCAATCTGAGCAGTATCAGATCCAGATACTACGTATCTATCTCTAATAATAACAGGTTTGTTGTTGAATTGTGTGAAATTAGGTTCGATATTCTCCTGAACACCTTGACTTCCTTTTGGGAATTCAGAGCCATAAACGAATACTTTATATCCATTTACATCAGGAACCGCAATAGCAGCTTGGCTATACGGATATACATCAATTGTCATTAGCGGAGCTTGAGTAGCACCAACAAAACATTTAATAGCAGCTGCACCAGCCGTCTTAGGTAATAACACAACAGTCATGTTTGGAGTTACTACGTTAGCGATAGGACCTAAAGGACCTGTAGGCGTGGCAGTTGAATCAAGTGTTACGCTGTTAGCGTTACCCACAGCCGCAGCTACAGTACAATCATCATATGCAACATGTAGTCTATTTTGTTCGGACCAGACTACTTGGTCACTTGTCATAGGAAGTTCCGCTCCTACCATTCTCAAGAATCCAGATAAGGTTCTATTACCATATCTTTCAACTTCAGCTTCATAAATTTCAGGAAGATACTGTTGAGCAAAGTCATTAGCACCGTCAGTGAAACTTAAATAGTTATCTGAAGTTATTTGTTGAGCCTGGGAAGGAATTAAACTGCCAAATTGTGGAATTATAGGCATAATAAATTAATTTTAATTGTTATTTATTTGTTTTAATTTTCAGTTTTCCAAGATCAGAACCACTTATTGCTTTTACTTTAATTCCACCTACAAATACATCCCCACTTTGAGTTTTCCTCACGTCTTGAGATATATTTTTAGATTTTTTCACAACATCTTTAACAGCGTCGGCTTTGCCTTGCTCATAAAAATGTTTAGCTAAAGTATCTACGTTCCTAGCAGCATATAATGCTTTATGATAACCCTTAGCATCTTTTACATTGCCTTTGTCATCTAAATACTTAGAAACAAAATTTTGTAAATTACCTTGGGCTTTAGCAGTTTCCTCAGTATTTTTAACACCATATCTAAATTTTTTATCTCCAAGATCGAAATCAAAACCTTTGAAATCTTTATCGAATATTTTTTTAGTTTGTGTTTGAAAATCTGTATGTTGCTTGTTAGCGCTTTCTTGATCTTTTTTGTAACGATTAAAGAATTCTATAGCTTGTTGTTGTTCTTGCGTTACACCGGGTCTCAACTTGATTTCCTTGTAATACTTGCTTTTAACTTCTTCTAAAAACTTTTTAGCGTTTGCTACTTCTTCTTTATAAGCGAGTTTTTTCTTGCGGATGTCTCGCTCAGCATCCTCTTCTTCATTATATTTGAAATTATCTTCCATAATGAAACTAATTTCCTCATCATTAAGATGGGGTTTAGTTTTTTTGTAATATTCTTTTAATAAAGTTGAATCCTCAACTGTTGAATAATCTGCGTTCAGTCTAACATAGTCATCCATTGTTCCACCGGTCTCCTTCATAAATTGTACTAAATTTTGAAGATTTTCAGGTAAATCATTTTGTGGTGGAGTAGATTCAGCAACTGGTTCAGTTGTTTCTTCTGGTGTTTCTCCAATTTCTATTATTGGACTAGAATCTTCTTCTACTTTTTCTTCACCTTTTCCGGTAGGCTCTTGGGATTCTTCGTGTGTTTCTCCCACAGTTTCGCCATCTCCGGGTGTTTCCAAAACATCCACTTTCTCTGTGCTTGGCTCTTGAACGGCATTTTCTTTTTGTTTATTTGGTTCTTCTTTAATTTTAACTTTAGTTGGAGTAGTATCAACTACGTCCCCTTGTTGTTGTGTTAAATCAACTTTAGTTGGACTATCGTCCATTTGAGATTTAATAGTTTTCTTTTTAACTTTTAAAGTCCCATGGTCTTTGTTTTTTGACATAATAAAATATAATAAAAATTAATAATATGCTACACCATACCCGAATCAAACTCATAAGTATCTAATGTACCAGTTGGTGTTTCAAAATCAATTGGCAATGAGTCATCTTTCCTTTGAGATATCATTTCACTTTGCTGTGTAGCTTGTAATTTAGTTCTTTGATCTTTTCGATCTTCAATTTCAGCTTCTTTAGCAGCTACCACTTGATTACTCATTTGGGCTAATTCCATTTGATATTGGAATTCTAACTGCATAAGTTCTTTTTTAATTTGTCCCTCTTTTTCAATTTTTAATTGCTCCAATTGGGATTTACCTTGTTCTATTTGTAATTGTGTTTGCGCTACTGCTTGTTGTTTTTGTACTTCAAACATTGCAGCTTGCTCGGCACTCTTAGCATTTGATTCAGCTTGTAATTGAATATTCAATTGTTGTTGCTGAAGCATAGCTTGTTGTTTCTTTTTACGTCTTAATTTTAAGAATTGATTAGCTAATTTAACATTCTTAATTTGCCTAATATCAATTGCATCTTCTAAATTAATTCCCTCTGTTTGTAACGCAATTTGGATATTTTGTTCTAACTGCATACGTTCTTCTTCATCTGGTTCTAATTCTAAGAATATACCAAAGTCATGTAAACTTAAATTTTGTATTTCGTCTAATGTCCCTACATTAAAACTACTTATAGAAGATTTTAAAGATTCCGCTAATAAGTCATGTTCTAAACAATCCGATAATCTTAAAGATATATTTTCTGCAATTCTTAAACCTAAATATAATGACCCTTGTAAAATATGTCTTGTTGCAACATTAGAATTATATGCTGCTAATTTTTGTACACCTACTAGTGCTTCTGGATCTGGAGTACTAGCATCTCTGGCTTCATTTAATCCGGTAACATCCCTTATCATTTGAAGATAATAATTATATGTAGTAATTAAACTTTGCAATTTACGACCAGCAGATGATGTTTGTAATTCTTGAATAGGTACTTTAGCTCTATTAGGGTCACCATCTTGTGTTAAAGATCTCCCCACTATACTACCGGTTTGGAAATACATATTTAGAGCTTCCTGAGGATTATAATTAGTTCCATTGCCTAAATCTACTTCGGCTAAACCATCAACATCAACAAATACCCCATCAGGCACCATACGAGCTATAACTTGCTGAAGTTTTAAATGTGTTAATTGGATCATATCTGCAAATCCTGTGATTTTGCTTACCAAAGATTCTACTCTACCATGATATAATCTTGGAGCACATAGAGCATAATTCATTTTAACTTTAGTGTTATCAGCATAAGGACGTGTCATATTAGTAGATATTTCCCAATTAATCATTTCATTAATTCCTAATATCTTTGCCCCTGTGTATAATACTTCAATACTTCTACTAATTCTATCAAAATTATCGGTTTCGGGTGGATTAAAAGTATCAGGTTTTTCTAATGCTTTTTCTAACCCTTGATCAGTATGTTTTATTTTAAACACTTGATCCATATATGTTTTATATTCAAAAAACATTACAGCGACTACATCAGGCGCTTCATTCCAGTTTCTTAAATAATTCATTTCACCTGGAAACTTTTCAATTTTCTTTAACTGTGCATCAGTTAAATATGGGAATTGTTTCTTAAGTTCAGACATACTAATCATCTTAACTTCCCCTACATAATATAGATTTTGAAAATTAGGATCTGTACTATAAGAATAAACAAGATTAGCTGGATCAACATATTCTACAGTGATACCATTAGCATCATTAAAATTAGTTTTAACTGCACTAATTCCTAATATAACTAAATCTTGAATTAAACGAGCTTTAACTTGATCATATTTATTTTCAGCTAAAACTTGACTTATAGCTTCCTCTTCCGCTATTTCAATAGATTGTTTATAATTAAGCTGCATATGCAACTCTACTTCTTCTTGAGTTTCAGGTAAGTTCTCTTTTTCTCCAGAAGCTGATAGATCCATTCCTAATTGTGATTGAGCTTTAACTAAAAGCTCTTTCATCATCATATCCCTCATTAAATCCTTTGCGTAATTAGTTCTTTGTTTCAAACTCTCAGGATCTTGAGAAAATGCTTTAATTTCATAATCTCTATCGGACAGGCCATTTACAACTATATCTACAAATTTAGAAATAATAGGAACAGGCTTCCAATCTAAATTAAGATAAGATAAATCACCATTAATAGATAATTCATCTTTGTATTTTTGTACACTTTGTTCACCACGTGCATATAGCCTTCTATTATGATATTCAGCATAATTAGTTTGATACAAGCCAGTTTGGGTGGTTGCGGCACCATATCTATTGTTGCTAAACCACTCGTTTTCTATTGCTCTAGCCACTTTTAAGCCGTACTCCCAACTATTTTTCTCCTCGATAGGTACTACCTGACTAGGAAAACCACTTAAATAATTAGCATCCGTTCCGTTCATTTATTGTATTATTTGTGATGAGTAACCAGAATTATTATATTTTTTAAATCCTACAGGAATTAATTCTCTTTTAAAATCATTAACTGGTTTATATTTATTTTTATTGCATGCCATAATCGCGAGACCTGAACTTATAGATGCATCATGTTTTGTTCTATTAAACATATTGAACTGGGCCCAATCTTCTAATGTACGTTGGAAATATAAATCCCCGTATTGTTCATTGTTGTAACCTACATAGGTTTCAATATAACTCTCTATGGCAGCTGCATGAGCCTGTCTTATGTCTTCACTTGAATTAGGAATTCCACCTACTTCTTTTTCTGTTGTAGATAATTTAGAATATATTTTATCTGGACGATTTATAGAAAAGCCCCTATACCCTCTTCTTTTTAAATAATATAACAATCTAGGTTTATTATTTTCACAAAGTATTGGCATACCGTAAAAAACAATCGCCATTAAAACATCTTCAAAGAAAATCTCCGCTGTTTGAGGTCTTGCTATATATTCTAAAAAAAATCTATTAGCAGGACAATTTTCCATACTAAATTTTGTTAAACCATGTAGAGCTCCTTTAGAACCTTTACCGTCAGTAGTACCAGATATATCATAAGAATCACATCCAAAAGCGCCTAAGTGCTCATTACCAGGATAGTTTTTGCCATTTTTAATTACAACGTTATTTTGTAAATTATT